TAACCAGTCAGCATCATAGGCAATCTGTCGTGACCAAGAAGTCTGACCAAGGGTAGGAACGCTATTCATATCTGTAACATCGTCTGGCGTAGCAGAAGAAATAGCAACCAGCGGGATGTTTTCAGAAATAGCAAGAAGTTTTAGTTCACGAGAAAGATTCTTCATCTTGACAACTTCATTATCTGTTTTAACATTTGAAGTCATAAGATTTAGATAATCAATAAATACAATGTCTGGATTATACTGATCAATCTTTCCTCTCAGCACACTTGGAGATACCTCTCCAAGACCATCATTAGAGATAATGTTGAGAGATGGCTTTCCGTCAAACGTCTTGTGCATCCACTTCTTGAACATATCCAGTTCTACATCACCCTTGGAAAGTTTACGATGGCTCCACATACCCTGACCGATAATAGCAAAGATACGATTACGAACTTCTGCCTCAGTCATTTCCAAAGATACAATTAGCGGCGACTTGCCATTCTTCCAAGCCTGAACAGCGAGATACAAAGCCATCCAAGATTTACCAATAGCAGGATAAGCCAAAAGTACCCCCAGTTGCCCAGGCGTGATACCCGCTGGGAGGTAGTTATCGAATCCTGCAAGACCTGTGTAGATTCCATGAACTCCTTCTTCCTGCATCTTCTTAATATTCTCAAAATGAGCAATAGCATCGTCAACATTGGTAACATCAAGATCTCTTACTGTTGACGTTACCCTTTTAATGTTTGCTGTTTCATTGATTAGATTGTTAAGTGCATCTATTCCTCTACCATTCTGAAGGTCTGATGCAGCAGATCTAAGCATGAGTTTAATATTATCCTCAAGATATTCCTGCCTCAGTTCCTCAAGATGATGCTTGGTTGCTCCAGTATCAGAGAAATACTCAAAATCTGAAAATTCATTTTTAATAATATTGACTGGCGGAACAGTCTGATTCTGTTCGTAGTAATTCCGAACAAATTCCCAGATATCATTATGAGTACGCAAAAGAGTATCTACGTTTGCTTGAAGAAGAACGTGAACTTGCTTATCATTCAGTACCGCTGAAATTGTCTTTGCCTCAACGTTGCTCACTTAGCCACTCCTTTGCCTTTGCACGCATTTGTGCTCTGAATTCTTTATCTTGGTTATAAGTTTCAGCAGCAACAATTATTTTTTCTACATTATTTGAATACCAAGACCATGTTGGCTTTGAGTTTACCACAAAGTAGTATTTCATAGCATTGTCAAGTTGATCAAAGGTAAAGGACTCAAGCAATGCATCTGCTGCCCATTGTTCCTTATTCTTATTGAGATTAGGCTTAGGCATTCCATTAAGCCTACAATGCTTTTCAAATAGGCTTAGTAAAACAAACCTATCTTTTCGATCTACCACTTTTCTCCTTAAATATAAACTGTTAAAGCAAACTGATCTTTGCTATCTTCAAGGACATTGACCGATGCTGCTGAAAACCAATCGGCCTTAACCTCTTCAAGCATCTTAGACATTTGCTTAAATGCTTCTGCGGGGCTACTTCCATAAGAACAGAGAACTAATGGGTTCTCTGAATGTGCAATATATCTCTTCTTGCTCATGCCAATTCCTCCTTGGCCTCGTTCAACTTCTCAACAAGTTGAGTCTCTACAAATTGATAAACACGATCTGATGCCTGCTTAGTAGTTTCATCATCTCGTACAAAATCACTTACTTGACAATCCAGTCTCAGGGACTGGAAATTTCCTGTATTTAGGGTATACCCAAGTGACCACGAAATCTTAGTTGGCTCCATTGAAAATCCTTTCGGCTATAGTGTTTCTGAAAAGACAGGGATAAATTGTCCCTGCTCATTTTTTATATACATCATCATACCATCACCCATTGCATAACGCAACTCTTGTTCAGTAGGAACTTTATTATTTGTGACAAGACCATCTTTCCTAGCCTTGCCATGATGAGTTTGTGCCATAAGTTTTCTTGCCTCCATTATAGTATCTTCTGAATAGTATGACAAGTAATGCCACGCAACTTGACCCCCAGGCAATTCTCCCACAGGAGGAGGAATTAATCCCCTTTTAACTAATCTTGGCATACTCTTTCTATGATAATTTAATAGTTGGGCTGTTTCTGTTACAGTAAAAGCACGCTTTCTTTTCTTTTTAAATTCTGCGACAGTAGTTGTCATTGTTATGTCTTTTGTACAGTTATATAATGTGACAATTCCAGCAGCACGAGAAGTATGGGTGATTCTAACAAGTTCGCCATTAAGAAACCAAGTCTTTCTTCTTGGCCTTCTTATAGGGACGATATTGTAATCTTGGCCCTTATTTTCTCCATCAACAGTAGCCATTGCGCTTCCTTGTCATCCGATCCAAAGTTATGGTGAAATTTTCGGTGCCCACAGCACACGCAAAACACTTCTATATGATTTAATGCATTGTAGGCACGATCTACAAACATTCTGCCGCCGCAACGCTTACAGAATAACATAACAGTGAATTATATCATGTAGGAATGCCAATAGCAGTGATGTTTACTGTTGTTGTAACCTGTCCAGCAGAATTGAATTTAATAACTCCTTCTACTGCTGATGTTGTTATTGATCTAATAACAACGGTAACATTGTCTCCAATATCACTTGTGCCTGTATTAACAACTGTTGCAGTTGCAATGGGCGGATACTTAAAATCTGAAGGATATGAGAATGTAAATGGCTTAGTCTGACCTTCTGTTACAGATTCATTTAAAACAACATCAACGAATCCAGCAACTATTCTTGTTGCACGAGTTTGAATAGTTTGATTTCCAGCATCTCTAGTTTTTACTGTTGTATAGTTATATGTTGCTGAAGAAATTTCATTTGAAACGTCGTTAATTGCATTAGCAATTTGATATAAATATGTAACATCTAGCGGTTGCCCACGATCTGGCAAAGATATTTTTCCCATAAGTTAATTATAGCACTAGGACAATGGCTCATCATATGATGAATACAACAAGAAATTATTTGTAGAACTACGAATTACTGGGGTGCCTGGCCTATAAACCTCTATACTAAAATAAGTTTTACCTGTTGGAATTGTAATATTTGCAGATGTGCCAGAAATTCTTGCCAATCTTTCCCAGTTACCCAAATCAGGATCTGCATAAGCAGTCGTTCCCCATCTTATCCAAAGATCATAATTATCTAATTTTGTTATAGGATTATCAAAATCTCCATCTTTAATAACATTGGCATAATTCCAAGAAATTGACAATAGATCTCCAGACCAAGATCCTGTAAGATTTCCTCCTGTAACATCGTAAGATATATTACCTCCCACAGCATAAATATTACTCCACTCAGAAAATTGATTATTTGAATTCTTTATTAATCTATATCTTAAATAATATAAAGAATCATCGCTATTGGGATATGGCAAAGTATTAAATGGAATGGATATCTTTTTTGACATTATGATATCCCGAGTGAAAATCTAAAATCTACATAGTTGTTTGCATTAGGAGCAATGATTGCTGGAGTACCATCGTATTTTACAATAGAGTATCCAGACATTTTGTATATCGGATTATCTGTTGTATTATCAATTCTAAATCCATCAAATGCAACATAGTGCTGATCAGATGCAACTCCATCGGCAATTGCTTCAACAAAGATTCTGCATAAGCGAGTTTCTGATGAGTTAAAGTCTGTTGAGGTGCGGAACTTTGTGTATGGCAATAATGAACTGGCTGACTCATTGCTATAATCAACATTTTGATTTTTTGTCCATGATGAAACGTGATATCTACTTGCAGTTAAAACTGATTTAGGAATATATATTTGGACCTTTGCGTAGTTTCCAGATAGATTTGCCTTAGTCTTATAGAATTCCATCATAATTCTTAAATCTGGAACTGACTCTATACCAGTTGATGTTTGATCTACCAAAGAGAATGCCAGTTTCAATATATCTGAATTATTATTTCCAGATATATCAAAGTTAATATTTTCAAGTTCAACATATGCACCTGAAGAAACCCAGTCTCCGTCTATCCCATCGCTAATATCAATATTAGATAAATCTCCCCTAACCATCAATGTCTTGTCAAGATATCTAGGACCTTCTTTTCTTGTCTGACGAAGATTATTAGAAAATACGGTATCGCTTGTTTTTGCAAAAAATACATCAGAAGTTTCTTGTATATCCAGTTCAGCATCGTGCTCTGCCCCATTAGCAAGTAAACTGAGATCTGTATTAAAGGGAGGAACAGATGAGATAAAGCCATCATTTTTTTGCCAAGATTGAGAAAAATTAAAAATCATCCTACTATCATATTGTGATGCCAATGTGTTATTTTCAAAAGACCATATTCCAATTTCTGTGGCAGCATATCTATTCTCCTTTACTATTTCTGCTGTCATAGAAACTTTTGTTCTAATTACAACAATAGATCCAGATGATGGCGCTGAGTTAACGTTCGCATTTATTCTTTGATATTCAATCGTATCAGTCGTTACTGCTGAAACTCTATATTCTCCGTTAAATGTTGAATCAATTCCTGAGACAACAATTATCTCTCCCGCCACAATATCGTGATCTGTTGACGTAGTAAGAATTGCAACATTTGAATCAATTTGTTTATTTTCAACGGTATATGTAACAGACGCATCAACAAATCCTTTAGAAGAAATAGGGACTCTCAACATTTCAAAGTCCATTCTTTGTTTTGCATGTAAGTTTGATGGATACTCATCTGTTCCCAACAACGGAGTGGCCCCACAGCCAATAGAAAGATGGGTAGCAAAGGATGGCACCTGACCTAAAAGAAACTTTGCAATAATCTCTTTGCCATCATTGGTAATCATATTTCTCCTATAATTTCAATTGTACCATTTGATAAAATTTCTGCCTCAATTTTTTCATCATCAAGAACCTTATCAATTTCTATAACAAGATTACCCTCATCATCAAAATATGGCTCATACATACCTCTTGATAATAAGTCAATCAAGAATCTTGAAAAATAATCTACCATAGGAATATTGGAAATAATCTTGTTTGGATCAAAATCTCTTTTTAATTCAGGAAGATTTGTAATGGGGCTATAAATTACCTGTTGTCCATCTATAAGATCTGAGCGAGACATGTCGGATAACTCAACTGCCCCCACATCTTCAAAAAGAAGATTTGTTATTAGTTGTATCTCTATATTGTTTTCGTCAAATTGAATAATATCTGATGGCGCAACCTTGAAATTTTTATTTGAAGGCATTGGAGTAAATGTGGGAAGTGCTGGAGTAGCGGATACTGGCGCTGCATTAGTGGGAGACGGTGCAGGAGACGAAGTGGATGATGGACTTGGACTTCCTCCAGTTGGCGTTGTACCTCCAGTTGGCGTTTCTTTCGATGGGGGACTCGCTGGGGATGGAATATATATTGCATTTGGCAAGTTAGAAACGCTTGGTGGCGGCGCTACTGGCGGGGCGGGACTGTTAGAAATTACAACATTGTCAGACATTTCTGGAGCAATTACTGGTGCTGGGTCGTCTACCCAAGAACTAAATGTGCCAAATGCACTAGTATAATTTACCCAAGGCATCTTAAACCTCCGCTAAATATAATGTAGTTTGAATTGAACCAGAACTTTTCTGATGCTCTATATTATATACTGCAAATCTTGTTGAACTATTGGCAACAATGTCTACATCGCTACTCTTGTAATTGATATTGACAATATCTCCAAGTTGAAGGTGTGGAACTCCAAATGCTGTTACCCCCACGGTTTTTCTTGGTGTAATAACCTTTTTAATAATCCAATCCATCATTGATTCTGCTGCATCATCTGTTTGCACATATTCTGCCTCTATAGAAAAATCATTTCTTCCGTACTTATTTCTACTATTAAGAACATCGTTATAAAGTTTTTGATATTCCTCAGCATTATTATATCCAGAGTAAATGGCATTAGTAAAATTACTATTCTTCTTAAAGAAATCATCAACTTTGAGAGAGTGGGTAGTATTTTGTGTAAATGCAATTCCTAAAATTCTTAAATAGTTTCCGCTGGTATCATCTAGATTAATATTTTTATCAGCAATATTGAATATAAGAAACTCTGCTCCATAAGATCCAGCAAGGAATCCTGAAACTGTGTAAGCCTTGACGTTATTCAGTACATCTGCAATTTTTGCATAAAGGGCTGGATATGCTCTATCATATCTGATATTAAAGTATGCTGCTTCTCGCATGATGGTTCCAAATTCATCATAATACAACGCATATTGAGGATCTGATTCAGAACTTATTCCTTTGAGATATGTGCTTTGAATAATTCCGTTGAGTGCATAATTTCTAATTACCTCGTTTTCTGCTGAAATATTATTTTGAGATACTGGAAGTTGTACTCCCTTTGCTACATTCTCAGCAAAATTATCAGATAGGGCATAAACATTTTCAAACATGCATCTTGAAGATCCACGAACAAATAAGGCAATGTTGCTATATTCTGGAAGTGGTTCTGAATCATCTACAATTGCTATTTGTTTATCGTTTAGGTATAAATAAAATCTTCTTTTGGATGCTATGTTTACATATTCTGCGGAAAGATCGTAAACTGTTTTACCTGTTCCTGCAACCATCCTTGATTGACCAGTAAACTTTCCATCATCAACAATGATATCAGTTAAACCTCTCCATAAAATTTGAGGTATGGCTATGGCATCAATTCCAGTAACATTTCCTACTGGACTTACTTCTGTTTCACTAACTTCACTTAGAGAAGTAAGTTTATATGATATGGTATTGCTAGTTGTGGAAAATATATCGTATACGCCATTAAAAATACTTTCTACATCAGTGACACTTATTTTTTCTCCAGCACTAAAATAATGATTTCTTAAAGTTGTTAGCGTGGCAAGGTTATATGTAACTGGATTTCCATCTACTATTTCTGTCACAATTCGACTGTATTTTTTAACAATTTCTGATTTATTAAATCCAAAATTAACTTTATAAAAAAATACATTTGATATTTGTGTATCTTCATCAAGTGACTTTGATACTATGCCACCGCTAGCGGAACTTGTTGTAAGGGCAACATAGGTGGCGGTGCCAACCTTATCTGATGGTGATCCAAGATCTGAAGTCGTTTGCACAGTAAATTGATTTTCGTTTGCAGAAGAAATAACGGCATTAGAAATATTGTATCCAGAAGGAGATAATCCAGAAATATTTACAAGTTGTCCAGCCCTAAAACTATTGTTTGCAATATATGTAACTGTCCAAGAAGTACCCTCACCAGTTCTATAAAAATCAGTAATATTTGCAGGAGAACTTATTCCAGCCATTTTAAATTTAAACTTTTTCCTAGTATTATCAATTTCTGTTACAGTAAACTGACCATTCAATGATGTTGCTGGAGCAGTTTTCCTACTGTCATCTATGGCTCCAGTAACGGAAATCTGTGTTCCTATTTCAAAATCATGCTGAGATGTAAGAGTAACAGTGACTGTATCCGCTGTACAACTAATTCCATTTGCAACCTTTGCAATACTGTAAGAATCTGCATTAGAATTATTTTTAAAGTTTGTTATATTGTTTTCTGACAAAGCCATTATCTCGTAGTAGTATCCAATGTTAGTATCTTTATTTAAATTAAATGCCATTCCACCACTACCACCTGAAATAAAAGTCTGCTTATTTGGATCTGAAGAAATTATTTGATTTGATGGGTAAGGATTGAATGCCCCTTGTGGAGTTTGCCCACTATTATTTTTAGATTGAACCTCTCCAATAACTCTCATCCTTGTTCCAAAATGCTTATATGGCTTATCAAGTTGCTTATATGTATAAGAAATAAAGTTTGCAGGATCAATTTCTGAGGGTAGGTCTGGTCCGTCAAATATTAAAGCAGATGATTGAACTGATCCAGATAGGGCGCTCTTATAATAATTAACATCATTTTCTGTAATATTTGTATTTGCCATAAAATTTTTGATTATGCCGTTGCGAGAAGACTTTTTTGCATAAGATAGCGCAGTATATCTTTGCCCATTAATAGATCTAATATTTCCAGCACTGTATGGAGAATCTGCATATTGTTGTTCTGGTGTGCCAATATTTAAACTGAGTGATCCCATCGTATGAACAAGATTTTCATCATTATAAGCAATTATCTTATTAGTATTAAATAGGTATTCTTGTGCATTTTGAATTGACCCTCTTAAATTATCTGGGCTAACCCAAGATGAATCGACGCCAATACCTGCTTGATGCTCTACTATGTTTGTTGAGAATTGACCACGACCATGTTCTTTTACAGTAGTTCCCTGAACATCTGTATATATCCTAACCCTTCCCGTTGGGTACATTTTTCCATTAAATTTTAATTTACTAAAATATTTTTGATATTGTTGATTATTATTAATCCAGATATTGCCCACCCCAGCAATAGAATATTCCACGGCATCATATCTAATTATTTCGCTATTAGCATAAAAATATCCAGAATAGTTCCCAAGCCAATATACGCTTTCCCCAAAGTCTATAATATTATTTATAAGATTCCCATTAACTATACTAGGAGTGCTTGCGCTTAATGTTGTTTTTAATGGCATAGCCGATAATGAATACCCAGAAGATCGTGTTGCTGATTCATTAACAGTTTTTACCTTTTCTTGCCCCGCGACCTCCCACAATAAAACTGGCTTATAGATATAAGTCTTATATTCATCTATGTAGGGTGCCTGAGCAATAGATCCTATTGACTTTTGAATATATCTAGTTGTGTAATTTATTTCTCCACCATTATATACGAGTTTATCCTCAGAAGCAACATTTAAAATATTTGGCAAGGCAACTTTATCTCCTACCGATGTTTCTTGTCCATATAGAGTTAGATCTGTTGGCCTAGCCTCTTCAGATGGCAAAATATAATTTTTTGACATAACTATTAGATTGTTGTATTCATCAAAAAACATTGCACTTTGTGAAGATATGGCAAGTTGTTGCAAAGTTTCTGCAATATTTTGATTTGGACCAACGAAAAAAAATGGAATTATTAATTCATTATCTTCTTCAGTTCTTTTAAATACATAATTGCTAAAGCCAATGCTGTCTAATAAAACAGTTATTGCATAACTTAAAGAAACATTTGTTAAAAGAAGTTCTGGAGATTTTTTTGATTCAAAAAAGAAAAATAGATCTCTAAGTTCTAGGGATATTGATGCAGCGGTATCGCTTACTTGAGGAATCTTTTCTGAATATAATGTCTTTATTGGGATGTAATAGTCAAGGAAATATTCCACCCCATCCTCTATTTCTTTGATTGTAGTTACGTCATAGAATAAGAATTTTATTCTGGTATTTGAATATTTGCTAATGATGCTTCCCACATTTGTTTCATCATCAAAAATATTGTTGTCGTTAAAGGATAAATCGTCATCAAATATTGATAAACTTCCTGTAGATGCTATTAAATTTCCCATAGGCATTGAGTAGTTTGCTAAATCAGCAAGAGTCTTTTTTACTGAAAAAGATACAACCTTCTTAGTTATATCTCCAATTAATCTTGGAGACATTTCTATAAGATCGAATGTGCAATCAACCTTATTCATTGTGTCAACTACAACTCTTATACCTTTAATAAACTCAAATTCTCTAAAATGTTTTATAGAATTCTCAACATAATAATCTGGATCAGATAACTTCTTAATAACAGATCTATTGCTGGTAACATCAAGTTCTGCTATACGCCATGTATATTCTGGGGTTATTGCATCCCAAGTTCCTCCGTCATACACATACAAAACACCTTTGTCATCAGATGATTGCTTATATAAGTAGGCATACCCATACGGAGCATACTCTGGTCTTTGAGATAAAGAAGTTATCTCTCCTACAAGTGTAAAATAGTTATAATATTGCCAAGGAATTGTTAGACCGTATTCAACTTCTACTTGACCATCAGATCCAATTATTGCACTTCCGTCATCTCTGACAGAATCCTCTCCAAAAGAAATAATAGTTTGCCACTGATTGCTTTCATTTAATGTTTGAATTTGCCACTTCTTTGGAACAGTTTTATTTTTTTCTCCATAGAAGGGGTCTTGCGCGGAAGCAGATCTTGCTCCAAATCTATATGGTCCATTATTTATTTCTCCAACATTTGTTTGCATTTTAATTACAATTTTATTTGTTGGTATTTTTTCATTGTATACAACAAATGGTGCCGCATCGTAGATATAATAAGATTTATTTGATGTTCCAGTGTTTTTATTTAAGGATATTCCAAATTCATTATTTGTGAAAACTTCTTTGCTATCAACGAAGGATCGCTCTACTTCTTTTCTATAAGAGGTCCAATATTTAAAGTCATCATATCTTGATGCCATATAATATCGTGGTCTTCTGGCAACATTGTTGGTTCCAAGATATCCTATCTCTGCTAATCCGCCATTTTGATAGGCATTGGCATTATTCCCTAAGATAGAAAAAGATGTATCTGTTACAGCAACAATTTTTACTGGATTCACTTGATCATATGACGAAGGAGCAACACCAGTTATTTTTACATAATCTCCTACTAAAAAATTATTTATAGCAGTAAAAATAATGTATCCTTCTGTAGAAACAGCATTGGTTATGGTGGCAGACTTTGTTTCTCTAAATACATTTATGCTATCAATATATTGAGATCTTCCTAAATATAATAATTTATTTATTCCTGATCTTGGCCTATTCTGCTTAAAACAGTCTTCCAAAGAATAAAGAAGGTTTATCTTTTTTTTGGGAGAGATGAAGTAGGAGGGATTGTCTGCATCATCAAATCCAGCATTAATAACAATATCTGAATCGGTTGCTCCAGTGTAATAGGAGCCACTATCTGTTTCGTCATAAGATGATTTTATTACGTTAAACTTAGTATCATTCGTTGCTGGACGATAGCGATAATTGCCGACCCTGCTGATATTTTCTGATTGATTAAGATTCCATTCCACCCATATTTTTTGATTATTTTGAAGGGTATGAGAATACTTTAGTTCATTTTCAAGAATATCATTTTGAAACATTATACTTCTTCCAAAGAAAAGTTTATTGTCCAATAATCAAAGTTGGTATTTCCTCTTTTTTGAATGGAATAATCAAATGAGGAAAAATACATATGCCTTACATCATTGTATATTGATAAATGATTAAAGGAATTTTCGTCAATCTGATCTCCTGTTGTAAAGTTATTGTATTTATCATATGCAAGGTATACATAAAATGGACCAGAATGGTTTTCATACCAGTCAAGAATCTCTACCCCGCCTGCCCCACCATCAGCGGTATTTTCATAATCAGCATCAGACATTACTGCCTTGCCAGAGGAATTAAAATTAATATTGGTGGAATATGATCGTGAAGGAAGCATCTGCCAGCCACAACCAATAACAATCTTATCAGCAATATGATAAGAGCGCATTGTTCCGTTAATCATTCTTTGTCGTGATTCTATTCTTTGCTGAGTAATATTAATAGGTTGTCTATTGTGATCTGAAAGAATGATGAAATCTTCTTTTTCCATCCCTAATGGGAATCTAATATTATTAGAATAATTTCCTGCATTATCTGCCCACAACATTGCCTGTGGTCTACCATAACGCTTTCTACCAGAAATATAGGAGGAGGTGCTAGTGGGGTTGTTTGGATTAATATCCACCGATTCTCCTAATTGAACTGTTTTCTATATTCTTTATCTTCATCATAACCTTATTTGCAATTTCATCAGCAGATGCCCCAGGCTGATTGACGGGAACATTAATACTATATGTATTATACACTGGAGCAGAGATATTGTTTTGCATATTGCCTCGTGAAGAGGAACTAACATTTGGAGAAGAGTTAGCATAAAGTTTTCCAGTATTATATCTTGGAGAATTCCACTTTCCAGTATTCATATCTGAAAGAGTTCCCATCCCATATTTTTGTACTGCTGCCTTACGCATCACAAATTCCCCAGGGGTGAGCATGGCAGGAACTGAATCCATATTAACGTGTCCACCAGATGCATATCTTCTTGGAACCATTCCACCTGTTGCCATTGTAAATACATTTCCGTTGCCCACTCCATACTTCCATCTTAAATAATCTCCAATATCTGATCCAGTTAAATTATTAATGTCTGTCCCAGTCATATCAGAGAATGATTGACCATTGGATGCTTGTTGCGGTGGGTTTCCAGATATTGTTCCGCTAGAAGGTGTCCCAGTAGATCCACTTGGCCTGCCTGCATTGTATTGATTCATTAAATCAACAAGACGTTGTGTTGCACCTGCAAGATCATCAGTCTTTTTCATTGCATTTTCTAAATATCCAACATGATCTCTCCACCATTTTCTTGAGTGACCTTGAAAATCTGCTGTATCAAGTTGGTATTGTAAATCTTCATCATTATATTGAAGTTTTCTAGAATACTGTTCATTTTGATCCTGAAGAGTTTTCATTTGTCCATTTTGAATATTATATATTTCATCCTGAATTTCTCTAATCTTTAAACCTATTTGATAAGATTGTTCTTTTATTGCATTTATTTGTTGTTCTGCTTGCTTTCTTGTTAGCCCACTTGGAGTCTTAAGGTTGTCAATAGCATTTTGCATACCCGCTTGCAAGGATTCTTGCTGTTGTTTTCTAGCGTATTCTGCTTGATTTTGCTGCATCTGCTGCTGTGCTTGAGCGGCAGCATAGATGTCTCCCTCACTTAATGCTTTAGCCAGACCAATTTGATCTTGTTGCTGTCGGGCAATATTATTATTTATTTCAGCAATTTTATTAAGAGCATCAATTCTTTCTTGATACATATCCTTTATCTTTTGCTCTTGCTGACTCATTATTTCAAGGTCATGTGAAAGATCATCTGAAATTTTATTGCTTAATTCTGTTTGTCTATTAAGTTCCTCAATTTGTGATTGCTTTGCATTAATCTTATCTTGTTCTTGTTGGATAATCCTATTATTAGCATCAATTTGATGATGCATCTCATCTGTAGTCATGCCATTTTTTTCTAAGAATTTAGCGGCGTTATCAATTTTAATTTGATCTTCTTGTTTAGCAAGAGCATTGCTAATAACTCCAGCATCTTTTTGCATGGCATCTATTTGTTTTTGAAGTGCCTGTTCTGCTGTCATTATGGCATCTGCTAATGCTTTTTCAGAATCAATAATTTCATTTAATTTTGGCTTTAAATTTTTAGCAGCAGTTGCAGTATTTCCCATTGCATCAAATTGTTTCATAAAAGATTCATTTGCAAGGGCAGTCTGTACTTCAGTTTCATTGTACCCCGCCAATTTCATAGTTAAAATTGATTGTCTTTTTTTGTTATTGGCATCAATTTCATCTTGAATTGCTCTAGCAGATTCTCCAATAGTATTTTGAGTATATGTTTTAAAGAATGCTGCAATCTTTTTTGGATCTGCTTTTAATAAAGATTGAAGATTTTTTAATCCTTCTGCTCCTGTTCCGATTGCATCAAGAATTCCTTTTGGAACATTGGGAAATTTATTTTTTAATTGATTCATTAATTTGGGGAACATTTGTGCTGTTGCATTTGCGTCATCAATTTGTTGCTGAAGCCAAGATTTTGGTCCTGATCCTTCTTTATTAATTGGGCTTGTTCCGCTACTTCCTGTACCCTTCGCTGAAATTTCAGAACGTCTTTCAAGTTGCTGAGCAAGGAGGGCGGCACGATCTTCAGCAGAAAGTTGAGAACTTATTGCTCCTCCAGTTGCAGCATCAAGGGCTTTTGCTCCAAGGGCACTTAATTTTCCTGATTCATTAAATAAAACACTGACATTGACGATTAAATCTTTTTGAACGTTTTCTGGTAATTTTAAGAATTTGTCTGCATCCCCTAAAACATCTACGCCTCCAAAATTTCTTTTTTCAAAAGCAAGAATTTGCTTTTTAGTTTTTTTATCAGGCAGTTCATCAAATTCTTGCAAAATTTTTCCTGATTGAATGGCTTGATTCAATCCAAATGTCTCAACTGTTAAAAGTTTTCTAATGTCTTCGGGAAACAGCGAGACTTGTTGTAATGCTTTAGTGGCAGCAATAACATCATCAGTATTTGTTATTGGTGCATCAAGCATAATTTGTTTCACTAATGCTTGATCTGGAATATTTATTAATTCATTAATAAGTGGAGCAGCGACCTCTAAACCTTTTGCATTTATTAAAAATGATGCTTGATAGGATGCTTCACGATCACCCATTGCTTTAAAAATATTTTCCATTGCAAAAGGACTTATTTGTCCACTAGCCAAGGCAGCAGAAATAGTAAATTTTGCATTCATATTTGCTGTTCTATTTATTAGTCCTTCTGCTACTCCTCTTACTAAGGGATCAGAAAATGTTTGCTCAAGAGAGCCTTTAATGCCATCTAAAACATCTTGCTGCGCTTGATATTGCCCCTTTAAATTTTCAAAAAGTGTTAAATATTTTTTTTGATTTTCTGTTATGGAGTCTCTTAATTTATTTTCTTCTTCTATTTGCTTTTTTCTAAAATCTGTTTTTTCTGCTTCAGTAGCAGTTTTTGAATACTCTTGAAATATTTTTTTATTTGCAGCAACTGCATCTTCATAAAGTTGAACATTTGATTTACTTAAATTTCCAACTGATTTTCCAAATGCCTGACTCAGTTCTATCAATTGTTTAAAATCTGTATTTGTTGAAGCAATCGCTTCTCCAAAAGTACTTATAAATGGTATTTGTGTATTTGCTAACGTTGAACCAAGCGCCTGTAATCCAGAAAAAGATCCTGCATTAGTTTTTGAATTAAGCATTCCATTAATTCTATCCATTTGTGCTTGAATAGACTGTGAGGTTGCCTCAACAGTTTTATCTGAAGATTGAACTAAATTTACTGCAATATTTAATGGATTACTTAAAATATCTAGTCCTCCTGGACCTATTAGTTTAACTAATTCTCCAGTTATTTGTGTTCCAAATGCCTGATTATGTATTTCTGATCCCACTTGTTCAGCAAGAGCCTTTGCTTCATCATACGTCATGGCTCCGCTAAATATCATTCTTCCTAATTTGTCTGCAAACCCCTTTATTGTTGAGGAATTTCCTAATTGTGCAAAAGATTCTTGTGTTTGCGTTAGAAGTTGTTTTCCAATATCACTACCAATATATTCTTGAGCCTTTTGTTGCTCTTGAGTATTTATACCTTTTTTTTCTTGTTGCTGCATAAATCTCTTATCTTCAAAAGTTTTTCTTCCATAGGCAGATGCAGTTTCCCTTAAGGCATTGGCTGATAGTGTCATTGCATCCCCGAGATCATTACCTTTTTGTTTTGCATCATCTAAACTATTTTTAAAATATATTCCTGCTGCTGTCATTCCAGCAAGAACTAATCCAACAGCGGCAATTTGTGGTGGCAATATTTGAAAAGCAGTAACTGCTGCATCTAGTCCAAAACTGAGTGGCATTAATTTTTGAGCAACTTCTCCTACACCCCCATTCATAAAAGAAAGTCCAGTTGTAGCGGCTGTGAGTGCGGCACTCGCGCCTATTAATTTTCCACCCATATTTTTAAATAGTTTATTATTTTTCTCACCATCTGATGGAGTTGGATTAGTAATTGGTGATGATGGACCATTTCCTCCACCCATGCCGCCACCAGCAGGGAATCTTGAACCGTATTTTTTTGCAAGTTCGTTATCAAGATTAAGATTGAATGATTTTCCAAGTTGAGATCCTGCCTTACCAGAAACCCTTTTACCAGTTTGTGATCCTACCAACATTCCTTCAGCATAATCTTCTGTTAATTGTTCTCCCCTTTTTGCTGGACTTGCTGCACCAACCGCTTCTCTTGCAGAAGAATCTAGCGTTTGTCCCAATCCAAGACCAGTCAATCTTGCCCTTCTATATGTTGGCCCAACGCTTCTAGTTTCTTGTCTTGATCTTACTGATGCTGTGCCTAACCCTGGGACGGTAATGTATTGTCTATCTGCATCACTTCCTCTTGCGAATGTTACGCCAGCCGCTGCTAATTTTTGTTTTTCTTCATTGGTAAGAGCATCTAATTGATTAACGGTTATTCTTAAATTATGATATTGATTAGAAAGTGCTTCTATTTCTGAAAGCATTTTTCTAGATTGTGCGGGAAGTGCTTCAAATGCTTTTCTTGTAATTTCATCAATATTAAGATCTCCCACGCTTTCCATATCTTTTGAAATATTTGCGATATTTCTATCAAGAATTGCTAAATGTGGTGCAAGGTCATCAAAATTTTGTTTTGTTATTCCAACTGTTGTTTTCCATTTTTCTATTCCTATTGAAGAAAATTGTTGTGCGAATTGTTTCCCAGACATTCCACCAGTTATTTTTCCATCATTTATTTTTTGAGATTTCATTAATGAATTAAATTCTTTTGGCATTTCAACAATTAAATTGCTAACAGCCGCAATACTACTAACACTTCTTCCTAAAGCAGATTCAACTTTTTCAATAATAGACAATACTGTTTTTAAAGATTGAGTTGTTGGACCTTCAAGTGCTTCAGAAACCGTTAAGGACCTAGCGCCTGTTATATGTGTTCTCTGAGTAGTTCCATCAGAATATCCTTTAATTGTTCCAGAATTCATTGCTCCAAGAATTGGTCCATATTTTTGTGCAGCAGGCTTGTTTACAACGAATTCGCCTGGCATTAGAAGTGCTGGTTCTGAATCTTGATTTCCACTTCCTGCAACAAAACCTCCAGTTGCCATTCTTCTTGGTGATCTAAATCCTTGTGGCAAACTTCCTGCTGCTGAATTAGCAGCCCTAACATATGATCCATAAGCACCAGAGAGGGACATTACCGCTTCTCTTTGAACATTAAGTGCGGAGGTTAGCCTATTTGTTTTTCCTTCTAAAGAAGAGGCTGCTGCGGCAGCATCAAGTTCTTCTCCACTCATATACTTAAATACAGATCCACCACTCTTTATTCTATTAAAGAGTGTGTTTACTAATGATAAGCCTTTTATCATGTTACCTGCAAAGTTAGCAAAAAGACCGACAAGCATAATGACTGCTGGAACAACTACGCCAAGCCCGATAGTAAGTATTGTAATAAATTGTTTTACTCCAGGACTAAGTTCATTGAACTTATCAAGAAGTTTTGTTGCAAATTCAAGAATTGGCGTAGCAACCTTAAGAAATATCTCTCCTATTGGAGCAATAGAAATTTTTAACTTCTCTACTGCTGACTGGAATTTAGCAGTTGTAGATTCGGCAATTTGATTCAAAGATTTGTCAGACATTGACGCAAGATCTTCTGTACTCATTCCAAGTAAATCCATTGACTGTTTTACTTGACCAGTTTTATTATTAATGTTGTCAAACAAAGCACCAATACGAGCAAACTGGTATTTTCCAAAAACTTTTTCAAGAACTTGTTGACGACTAAATTGATCAAGTTTAGACAATGCTGCACCAAAAGCCTCCACCGTTCCCATAAGGTCGCCCCTATTTGCTTGAATAATGCCCTTGATATTTATTCCAAACTGTTCTGTTGTTTTTATTGCAGCCTTTGTTGGATTAATGAGTGATGCCAAGCCAGACTTTAATGCGTTAGCGCCTTGTTCTGCTGATACACCACCCTCTTTCATAGCAACCAACATGACTGCTAGATCCTTTACATCACCACCCAAGCCCTGAATGACAGGGGCAACGCGAGGAATAGCCGCAGTAAGGTCGTCTACGCTAAGAACAGTTTGGTTTGCTACAGCACCAATAAAGTCAACAGTTGGAGCAAGGTCTTCATTGCTTATCTTAAAAGCATTTTGTAAGGTAATGGTTGTTGTTAAAGCCTGTTGATAATCAATTTGTCCAACTGTTGCCAATCTTAATGCCTGCTCAGTATTTTTAGTAAGTTTTTCATTTCTCATACCAGCGGCAGCGGCAGTTGCACCAATATTCATAGTGTCAGAAAGAGCAACGCCATACTTAGTATATTCTTTTCCAAGATCTTGAATGGCTTTAAGATTTTGATTTACTTCTTCTGGTGGAGTAAAAATATCTCCATACACTCTTTTAAAATCTCTTGCCTGCTTGTCAAGATCCATAAAAGTCTTGCCTGCCGCTATTCCAAATGCTGTCAGCGGTACGCTAAACCCAACCATCAACTGACGACCAGCCCACTGGGTATTCTTACCAAAATTAATTAAACTTGTGCTTCCATCGTGAAGCAGTTTATTAAAAAGTTGTTGTCTTTGAATTGCCACTGCTGCATCAGAATTAAACAAGTGCATTGGCCTTATAGCCATAGCCTTGGTCACACCATTTTGAGTTTTTTCAAGTGCTATATACTGTGTCTGAAGTCTTTTTACTCTATCTATGGCAAGATCCATTACATCATTGTGTTCTTTGGCAAAAAATCTGCCAAAGGTTCTTGTTGATGCAACACCATATTTAAAATATTCTCCAAGAGAAAGTTTATTTTTATCAATGGACTTGCCAAGTCTATTTACGCTTGATTCAACATTTACCATTGATGTGGAGAATTGTCCTGCTGCACCAATTTGAGCATTTAAGGTGCTTAATAGACTTTTTTGTGCGGCAACGGCTGAAGCGTTACTTCTGATAACAGCATTATTAAATTCTGTTATTCTTGCTTGCAAACTTTTTAATGACGCAATAGCGTCACTAGAATTAATGTCTATATTGATATTTGCATTTACATCAGCCACAGATTAGCACCTCTATTTAATTATACACTAATCAAAGGGATTTTTGGCATGGGTGGCATCTGTATATTCAAGTCCATCACCAATTCCAAAGCCAGCATTTTTTGCATTTATTCCAGACAAAGATAGTACGTCATTAGAATTTTTTGCCTTGCCACCACTAAATACACGAGCCTTCATATCTTCCCAAGCATTAGAAGATGCACTAGATTCTTTATCAAGATCCACTCCCTGCAATGCAGCGAGGAATTTCTTTTCTTGACTATCTGATTCACGTTTAGCGACGAGGATTGCAGTAAGTTCTGGCATAGAAAGGTTATCTTCTAATTCTTCATAATCTTTCCATATTCCTAAAAGGAATAACTCAGACTCTAACCTTACTAGGTCTAGTTCTGACCAAGAATCCCCGTCGCCAGAGCGTTTCCCGAATCATCGAACTTAATTCCAGACGCTGCTTCAATTACCTTATAGACGCTTGGAAGGTCAATATTGTCTTCCAATTTTTCACGATCTACCGCAAAATCTGGAGCATATTGCTTCATGGCAATCTGAACGCAGTCAATAAGGATATCCATTGACTTATCGTTATCTTCAGCAACTTGCTGAATGCTTTCAAACTTCTTCATAAATTCTCTAAGAAGTGAAATCTTTAATGGACGCATTTTTACTTTAGACCCATCAAGAAGTTCAATTTCTACTGTTTCATATACTGAAGTTGGCATTATAGTCCTTTCATAACTATTATGAAAAGAATTATATCATGACGAAAGCCCCCCTGAAGACAGAGGGGCCATCGACTATTAAGTTATTTTTAAATTATGATGCTGCTGCAACTGTGCGATCAACAATCTTGCCGTATGAGCCGTTGTTTGCTGGAAGCAAACGGAATGAAACGTCAAACATAGAGGCTGCATCACGCTTTGCATTTACTGTAACATTGTCGATTGACAATGCACGGTAAGCAACATAGATACGCTCAATGTAATTGCCAGGAGCACAATCTCCTGTGCCTGGGCCTACTGCAATGAGTCCACGCTCAACTGGACATTCTCCAATTTCACCTGACTTTAGATTAAGAACGCTAGCGTCAGCCATTGTTCCGTCTTCTAGTGGGTTGTCAAGTTGTGTGTCTGAAGTAAGATCTGTTGATGATGCTGCAATAGCAACGAGAAGGTTCTCAAGTGTGGCTTCTGCGAAAGAAGTCTTAAGATCTACCTTCATGGCTTGCTTGTATAGTTTTGCAACGTCTAGCAACTGATCAACGTTTACCTCACCGAAATTTGGCTGGAACATTATTTCAAGACCATTGCTTGTGTAACCAATGTTGCGAACAACAGTAGTGGCATCGCTAAGTGTTTCGTTGTACTTTACTCCACCTTCAAAATCTGGAAGGGTTGGGCTTGCATTTGTTGGATCAAATTCAGCATCAACGCTGACGAACAATGCTGCTGCGCCAACGATGATTTGCTTTGAATCACCACGGGTATATGCCATATTTTTTCACCTCTTCTGTTTTATTTGATTTGGCGGCTTGTTTCCTCATTATAATTATATAGTATTTTTATGAAAAGAAGGAATCTGTAAAATGATATTCTGCTTCAACAATAAATTGAGTAATATAGAATGGTCTGGTACTGAAGTTTCTATTTATTGAAGAATCTTCTTGGTATACCCTCAAATTATGGAAATATACTTTATAAGGATTTCCAGCATTCCTGTTCCACTCATTTATATCTTGAGCAGCATCATCATATCTATCAAGAATATACTGAATAGCCAATCCCCACTGCAATGTCTCAATATCTTTTGCCTTAACATTATAAATAATGTGATCTTTTTTAATTGGATAGAAGGGATTTGGTGTGGTTCTCATAATTCTATCGTAAATAACGTATGCCTTATTTTCCCATCCCGCCCCACTTGCAGAATCGCTAAGTGGGAAAAATGGAACGGTAGAGCCATAACTAGCCTCAAAAGTTGGTTCAATTTGCTTAATAGTATCCCAAAGATATCCATTAACAGCCAAGACTGGTAAGGTTAAATCAGAAAGACTCATTCTATAACAACTCCAGAAATACTAAGATATTTTCTTCCTGCCTTTACCCCAACAGATTTTCCGCCTTTTGTTCCAGCAGCAAAATTTTCTGCAAACTCTTTGGCATTTGAAAGTTGTTCTAGGAATCCTTCTAACAATGAATTTTTAAAATAGTTATTAAAAAAATCATCAACAGCATTGCCAAAACTGCCAGCAACTTCATCTCCACCAGGATGGTCTACATAAATAGAATTTCTTGTAAATACCATTTCTCCATTATTCTCAAAAGCAAGAACATCTGAATTCTTTGGTCTAATGATTATTTCTATTGCATTTTCCATAACATTTGCTTTATCTGGAAAAGGAGCCTCTGAATTTCTGCTTATGCTTTTGGATGGAAGAAATTTTCCAGTAATAACGATATTAGTTTTTGTTGGGGCAACGTTAAAACTGAAAAGCCTTGATGGTTGTTCGCCAACAGCATCCCATTCATAAACGTGATGAAGGCTTTGTGGATTCATTCTAGCCTTTGCATCAATGTATTTTCCTAGTGCTTCAACCGTATACCCGCCTAGAATTCTATTAAATTCTATTCTTTCTATTTCTACTCCTTCAATAAACCCATTGCCATAACTTATAGAATTTTTTAAAATTTGATTGAGGCTTGTGCTGTTTACAGTTGAAGAAATCATGTTGTTAGTTCTCCCTGAATATCAGAGCGTTCTAGTTGAATCTTATAATATTCAATAGTGTTGAATGGACCGACAAATGGCTGGTTTGCTTTAATTTCATATATTGTTGGTTCTCCCTCATATCCAGAAACTGTTTCTATAAAAAAGGAATCATCTGTTTCTAGTCCACGAATATTCTTAACCAAAATATGTGATACTGGATAGTATTCTCCAGTTGAAGATTTTCTTAAATCTGTTTGCGTTCTACCATATAGCATTGTCTCTAATTTGAAAAATTCATTGCCAACTCTTCTAGAAGAATCAAAAGTAAAATTCTCATCATTTGCCTTGTCGCTAATTGAGAAAATTGAACAGTGTTCTGTTCTATCAAGCATCCATTGTTTTGTCATTTTTCCATATTGATCTTGTTCTTCATATGCATAATAAACATCAACGTGCATAGGGAAAAATAAACTATAGCATGGTGCTAGCCTCATTACAACACCCCAAGACGATAAATTGGTCTAACATAAGCAGAAAGGATCTTGTCAGCAATTCTATTTCCAGTATCCTTAAATGCTAATGCATCAAACTTAATGTTAAACTGATCACTCTTATATTCTGAAATATATTGATTAACGTATGGAAGATTGTTGCACTTAATATCATTAATAATTAATGACGCTGCCTGCTTAATGTCGTGAGGGATAATAGGCCATCCAACTTCTGCATAAATTTGATAATCCCATCCATTTGGAAATGATGGGGTTCCAGCGGCATCCATAATGATATTTGGTGAATCATTGGTATTATACATAGTAAATGAGTCTGATGAGGGGATCTGTGGTCTTACTGATCTACCCTGCTTTCTGTCCCAAGCCCCTGATTGAACAACGGCGATTGTTGCTTGATCAACAGTAATAAAATAATCTCTTAAATTTGTAAAAGTTGGATCTTCTGCATTGTATACAAGAACATTGTTTTCATATACCTGAAGAATTTTATTGAGTCGATATGGAAGAGAAAGATAGTCTGCTCCCGTTCCTACTGCCTCAACCCTTTGCAATTGATATAAAAAGCCACCCGTAATTGAATTAATGATTGAACGGGCAATCATTTCATAGTCGGTTATATCCTGTAATTCTTCTTCAGTTTCTGCCAATGAACTAGGGATAACATATGGGCGCATAATTGTGAGGGTATCAAAAAGCACCAACGTATCAGAATCATCATAAATCTCTAGTCTATACTCATCGTCATACTTAGAAAAATAATTAGATAATGTAATTGCTAGATTGCCGTCTTCATCACTTGTTGCCTGTATTGTATCTACTAAGATTGAATGATCGTCAACAATTACCACAGTGTAGTCAGCATCTGCTGAAAGGCCATCGTAATTTGCAACTAATGGAAAAGGTTCTAATCTAGCAATCTCCATTATTACTTTCCGTAATAAGTGGCAACTTCTTCTGGGGTTGCGATTCTAGTATCCCTGCGAGTAAGCCACTTTTCGGAAGCCTCCTTAGAAACAATGTTATACCCAGGCGTCAAACGACCAACGTTTTCCCAAAAAATGCTCTTTGGTGACCAAATAGCAACCTTATCTGAAACTTCTTTCTTTTCTTCCTGAACAGTGGGCTTTGCTCTACTTGCAGCCTTTGATGCTATAACACTATCATTGTTTTCTGCTAAATTAGATTGTGGCACTCTTTCTGGAATAATAGAAATAATTGCTGTAACTTCTTTTGTATCCTCTTCTGCTACTGCCTCTGATGCCTCACCAATTTGTGATTCTGTCCCTGTTAGAACTGCAAGAATACTTGTCTTTGTCTTTGCTTCCCCAAGATCAATACCGTTGATTTCGGCATACTCCTTTAATTCTCTTGCGGTCATTTCTGAAAAATTCTCTGACATAAAAACCTCCTTTTGCAATTATATCAGAATATGTTTAAGGGAGGCAGTTTTTAGGCTGCCTCCCCAAACACCATCAATTATTTATCATGATGTAAATACATTTGTATCTGCGTAAGCAACTGCATCAAGTTCTTCCCATGTAAGACCAAAACGAACGAATACTGTGTATTCAATTGTGTCCTTCTTGGGCTTGTATTCACGGTTGACTGTGATATCGCGCTGGAAGCCCCATACACGGTTCTGTGGGAATGTAAGATCTACATAATCCGCAGGGTAGTAGGGAACTTCCTGAACATCAATGCCAAGAACGCGAGTGGTACGAGCGCCACCGAATGTCTGGCCCATGCCTGAGAGGTAATCCTCACGGCGTTGGGGTGTACCAGAAACACGGGGGTCAAGTGCTGATGCGATTGCGTCAGCAAGTGTACCATTGTGCTTGACAATGTTTGCGAATACATCTGTGCCTGCGTAGAACTTGAGGCCAGACTTGATTGCACGGTACTTGCGAGGTAATGCATAGATGATCTGCTGCATTACTTCGGGTGTCCATCCACTTGTTACGTCAACAACTGCTTCGTGAGACTCAGTTCCGAACTGAACCTGCTTTACGAAACCAGTCATGATTCCCAAGAATGGATCGGCACCTCCGTTGCCATTAATGGCAAGATCCTCAAGGTCGTTACCAAAAGCGTTTGTCATTAAACGAACTAGGTGATCTTCAAGTGAGGAGCCTTCGATATTATCTTCAAGTGCCTCAGTTGAAACCTCCCAGTCAAGACGGATCTTCTTTGTAGTAAGTTCTACCTTTGTGAATGTTGCACCAGCATTTGTATACTCGCCAAGAGCCTGTGCAGCAGCGCGAATAACACGCTCTCCAACATTGACCTTCTCAAGTTCAATCGTGTTTGCACGCATTGTAACTCTACGACCGTCTTGGGCGAGAACTGTTGCGTCCCAAACATAGTCGATAAAACGACGAGACTGCTCGGGATTTAGGATGCCACCAGGAACTCCGCTTGGATTAACTGCGTTTGGTCCTGATGTTGATCCATAATTTGCATTAGGAATGTTGCCTGGAGTTCCCCAAGCATCGCCTCCCATTACTGGATCAGTACCACCAATGCCTAGGTTAGCAATAGCACCCTGTCCTTGGTATAGACCTGGATTTGGGTTACCGTACTCACCACTCTCGCTTGGTTGGTTCTTTTCTAGAATTTCTTCTGTCATTTGACTTTCACCTCCTGAAATTTTTCTTTCTGTTTATTAAAATAGGTCGGCATTTGTGAGGAAACGACCGCCCCACGCAGATTTCTCTACGATTGTTGGTACTTCCTGCAAGATCTCGCCAAGATCAGCAGACTTACGGAAAGCGGTGTCCTTTTCCACAGCATCCACTCGCTTACCAAAACTATCCCTTACTTCATTTACCTCTGTGCTTAATCCAGCGACAGACTTATTAATGCCTTCAATCTTGGCATCTAGAGCCTTTACTGTCTCAGCAAGAGTGGAAAGTGCAGATGCAACAGTTGCTGTGATTTCTGAAATTGATTTTGCAACTTCAGCAGAATCATCAGCCTTGCCCATGCCATAGCACTTTTGGCACATTCCATCCTTCATGTCAGAGGATGAACATGACATTCCGCATTCCTTGCAATTAGCCATACCCTTTTGTGTCTCTGTTTCTTCTTCAGCGGGAGCCTCAGTGGACTCGTGTGCTGCGCCTTCTTCATCGACCATGCTTGCCTTGCCAACAACTTCTGACTGAGTGTTGTCATTTGCATGTGTAGGAACGGCATCCTGAGCGGCTGGCTCAACAACTGTTTCGCTCATGCTCTTCTCAATTTCATCTACTACAATAATGTTTGATTCCATCTTGCTTACCTCCTCTACCTGTGATTTACTAATCGCATTAACTTTTTCTAATGAAGAAATATTTTTAATAACGCGACGATTGCTTGGTATCATTATACCGTCATTTTGTGAATAAGCCTTTATAATAACCACTGGATCATCTGATTTAGCCACATATGCTATTTCTTCAGATGAAAGTCTTGCCCCACCATGAAATATTATTTGATCTACCTTGCCAAATCCCTCATCAAAACTGACATAAGATCCTTCTTCAATACCCTTTTGAATATAAGTCTTTTTGGCATCAGCAACAATTGACTTTACGACTGAAGCCTTGTCTGAATCATTGCTTTCAACAAATCCAATATTATGCATTGACTTATCGCATTGTGGACAAGAAGATGAAGAATCATCTGATAAACGAACAATATCATCTGCATTACACCAAAAAACATTCTCAATTACTGCCTTGGCAAGATAACCTGTCATTTCTCCCTTTTCAATGCTAAGAACATTTGCAAATTGATTTGCAGGATTATCTACCAAGGATAATTCGCTCAATGAATATTCCTTAATTACCTGATAAGACTTCCCAAGAGTCTCATCATAAACCTTTTCTGAATCATGAATCTCTCCACCAATTGAGAATCCAGTAAGCGTTCCATCAAGAACTTTTTCCCAAGTATCTTGAGCACCCTTGCTTACATAAGCAGAAACGTAAACCCCATTATAAAACTTCTTTGACTGTTGATCAAAATACTTGTCTTCTTTAAAAGAAACAATCTTGCCTACAGCCTTTGGCTGATGCATTTCACGAATATTTCCACGGAATGTTTCAAATGCTTTAATGCTTGCTTCAGCAGGAACAACATCTCCCTGACGATCAAGATTATCAAGTGTAGCAAAACCAGAAACGATACGACGTTCCCTATCTACCTTTGCAATAGGCATTGATAGTCTAATGGAGCCATTATCAGTTGACCATGCGGCCTTATTAATATCCATACTATTTCCTATTATACACCTTTTATTAAATTGTTATGAGGTTTTTGCGCCTTCGCCTTTAGGATTGCGTCCAGTCACAGCACCAGCACCATCTGACTGATTATTGGATCTTTCTGCATCCCTTTGACGATTCTGTGCAGTATTTGCTTTAGCATCTGCTGCTTGACGAGGATTTAATTCAAGTGGTTGATCTCCACCATCTAATTGTGAATAACCAATCTTCTCTCTTGCCTCATTTGGAACAATAATCTTATTCTTGACATAACGCTCAAGGATTTGTGATTGAGCAATCTCATCAGTAAGAGTAAGTTCATTAAATTTAAGTTCTACAAGATCAGTTTTTTCTTTAATAATCTTATTAAGAATTTTCTCCAAGTATTGTTGTGCTGGACGAGATACTTGTTCTTTAAATGTACGATCTTGTGTCATGGCTGCTGCAACTGCTGCTCCATCTACCCCGCCCAACTTAGACAATGGAACCTGATGGGCCATAAGAATGTCATCACGATTCTGACGACGATACTTTTCAAATGAAGCCTCTTGTACGCCAGACTCAATTGGATGCATCTCAAATTCAATCTTACTTCCTTCGCTATCTCCAGGAAGCGGAATGTAAAGTGTACGATGGCTTTGTCCCTTCAATCCCGTTTGCAAGAATCTAAATAGTTTATCTTCTGCTTCTGGAGTTAACTTGGCACCCTTTACGGTAACAATATATCGTGGAACAGCCTTATTTTCAAAATAATCAATATTGTATTGAGCAGCCATTTGGTCACCAACGAGGGAAGTCATTGATGCAACAATGTCTGGAATACCATAAAATGTATTAAGGGGAGAGTATTCTTTGATATGAATAATTTCATTGGGACGAGGATCATCAGTAATAGGATTAGGATTAGTAGCACCAAAATTACGAAAGTATACAATCGTACCTGCAATAATCTGAATGTATCCGTCACGAACACGACGAACTCTCATTGTTGTTGACGGAATGTGTCCAATGTATCCGATATCTCCCGCAACAGTTCGTCCAACTTCAATATAACCATTTCCAGTAGCCTCAAGATCTGTCACCACCTTTTCCATAGTTTTTGTAAAACTATCTTCGTCGTTGCATGATTCAAGCCATTCAGTTAATTCAATCTTAAGTCTTTCAATTCTTTTCTTTGCCGCACTCTTTGATTTTTCATTTTCTACCGAATCAAGTTTCATTACTGTTGTTGCAGTCATTTGAAAGTTATATCCAAGGCCAACAGTATTTGATACCTTGGCATCAATGGCGGCATGGTTAGCAAATGAGGTATCGTAATAGGAAGAAAGTTCATACATGTTGTATGGGGGAGTAATTACATCAAAGATTCCATAGCCATTACGATATACCTGACCAGGATTAATTCTCTTTGAATTCGCTCCATTTTTACCAGCGGGTTGGGCCATTGCTGAATTTATGTAACTTTGTGCAATTTGACCATCTGCCTGACGAGGAACCTGATTTACTGTTGTATTTGCTTTCTCTACTCTTGTGGTCTTTCTTTTAAAATTTGTGGAAACACCTCTAAGATCTCTCAGTTCTTCCCAAGACTTTGCAAATGGATCTAGGTTAGCAAATGGCTCTTCTCTATTATAAGTAGACATTCTTGCTTCAATATAACTTTCAATGTCTTCCATTATTCCTCATTTCCATACAATTGCATAGTCTTTTGTGCCGCCGCCACAGCGCCAAGGTCATTGAGGTTAGGGATAAGCCCTTCTTTCATTCTGCTTAATTGCTCACTATGTTCTTCTTCTGTTGCACGATTAATTCCAGCATAGAACCAAGGAGTACCTTCTGGCTGACCGTAGTGAGCAGCAGCAGTCTTTAATTCTGCCATCTTTGATAAATCTCCACGCATAGATGGAATGTTTAGCAGGTTTCCTTGACCATCGTGAAACAAGTGTCCACTTGGTAATTTCCAAAAATATAGTCCCCAATCATACATTTTTGGTATAAAGGTTAACTTAGAGTTACCAACTTTTCCGTTATTTTGCTCATTCATGTTACTAATTGTACCAGATTATACGGGTTTTTGAACATAGTCTGACCAAGATGCGCCAATAATGATTGACGTTTGCTCTTGACGCATTTTCATTCCCATGTCATCATCAGATATATAAGAATTTGTGGCGGTATAGGCTTTATAAATATTCTTTGGACCACTTAGATAAGAAGTCTTTCCTCCACTTACATAAACGTGCTCCCAAGTATCCTCATTCCAATAGGACCACACATTCGGGGGACTAATAACTTGTCCAACATCATCTTTGTTGAGAACATCGTTCCATTTACGCAATATTAAATCTCTTTTGATTCCTAATGAATCTGCAAGAAAGTAAGATACGTTATCAAATGTAAATCCTCCGAATAAACTTAAAGTCCCTTCAGCAAAGTCGCTAAAATCTAATTCATCCTTAAAAGATATTCCAATAACATTCCATTCATCATTTTTAATTAAAGGATTTTTTACATATTTTCCATTTTGATAGAATGTGGGACTAGTTACTTCCTGATAAGTTTTTACAGAATTAGATTCATTAACTGAAGAAACCGTAACGTTTATGGTTTTGGTATATGTATCTGGAGAATATTCACAATCCCAATAATTTGTCCATTCATCAGTATAGGCATTTCCGCCATCAATGAAAAAAACATCTGGCTGACTATATGCCTTAATAACTGTTTCTGTAGAAGTTTTATCTAATGCCAAAAATGTTATTCCATTTTTATCCTTAATTTCAAGAAATGGAATTTGATTTGCTGTACCAGGAAGATTTGTCATAAGGAAGAAATTCAATGCCCCAACCGTATATACCTGGGCCTTGTCTTTATTTATTGGAATTGTAATCCTGTACTGATTGATATCTCCTGTTGGTTGAATTGATGAAGGAGTAAGAACCTTTACTCCAGACTTTTTAGTGGTATATATGTAAGGAGTAGTCTTTTTTGATATAACATATGGATTCTTATTTTTATAATCTTTTAATCCATATAAATTGATTTCTGGATATATTTTTGTTCCAAACTTTGTTCCAACATAATTTTTTTGAATTTCTGGATCAAGGTAGTTTGCGTAATTAAAATTCTTTGAAGATATTTCAAAACTCTTTATCTTTAAAGGATTTTTTAAGATTGATCTTTGGTTAATAACAAAATGAGCAACGATGGCATAATCTTCAAAATTATTCTTTTTTGGTGGATAAACAACAACATCATCCATAAAAACAAATTTTGTTTGATACGCTTTTTCAGGCATATCATCAGTATTCTCTAAGTCTACATCAATAGAGTTAGTGTCTGATAATTCTTTGGTATATGGAAAACTTGATAGCGGAGCATTTGCTCCGTCAGATAATTTTTGAAATGTAAAATATGTTTCAACAGATGACCCTTTTATGTCATTAACATTTCCACTTTGATTGTTTTTCTTTAAATTGAAATAATTAATATAATTTATATGAACAGATTCTTTTAAATCTTCGTATGTTAATGAAGAATATTCATCCAAAAGTTGCTGATATTTCCACAATTCATTTGATTGTGGAGAAGCATAGCCCAAGTTTACCTGCAACATATCTAAATCGTATGTCATGTTTCCTTGTCCATTTTTTACATAACTAGCAAAATATGTTAATGGATAATATTCTTCCCATTCTGAAGAAATAGAAATATCTAAAAATAGTTGACCATATTCGTATTCTGGAATAAGTGTATAACTGCTAATGTGATCGAATATTTCTTGATCTGTACCAGATTTTGAAAATCCATAATCATTGAAAGTTCCTGATATTTTATTATAATTATTCTCATTGCAAAATCCAACAGTATATATTTTCCCTTCAAAGGTATTTAATGAATTGCCACCCACATATAATTGTATTGAAGATGGAGAAGAAAAGAATCTTGAAATGTCTGATCCGTAGTATTCTGTTGCTTTTTCAAAATTAATTCCAACAACAAAGGGTTTATTTATTTCTGCTGACTGAAAAGAATTTTCAAGTTCTATTCCATCAAGATAGTATTTTATTTCGGTTCCTGTTATATTTATGTCAAAGGATTGCTCATTTATAACATTGACAAAACTCATTAAGGTTCTTGAATCTTCAATGTCATCCTTTATTTCAAAAACTCCGTATACAGCAGAAACTGTATCTTTGAGTATGTTTAATGTGGGGAAATTTAAATATGATTGGCTTATATAGTCTGTTCCAGAAATTCTATTCCAAGTTGTTCCATTATCTTCAATATTTGGTCTAAAGGAAATAAAATGTGGAGTTGTATTTGTTTCAGATTCTAACTCATATATTGATTTATTATCTTTATACCATTGATAAATATCCCTATCACCAATATTTATAATTGGCAAAGAATAGTTTGGAACAGACAAATAATTTTTATTTGCGTCAATGTTATCAAAATATCCTGCATCCCATCTAGCAATATCTGGGTATATTATGCTTGAATTATATTCTGCCGTAGAAAAGTCAATGCTTGCTGGAGTTCCACCAAATTTATTATCTATGGTTTGAATTGCAGGAGAGCCTTGTCCATAAACAAATCTTCTTTTGGCTACAGAGTTTGAAACAATATACGGGAAAACTGAGATACAATCTACGCTAAACATTTTTATTGATGGATAAGAATATATTCCCCACCAATCTCCATCATTTGGCAAGTCTATTGTGCTTCTATTAAAGGGAACCTGAATAACCTGTTCGCCATTAATAAGTAGGCAGACGGTATCCTCCTTGATTAATAAATGTAAAAGCATTGGTCTATACCATTCGCCAACACAATGAGATGCTATTTCATTTCCGATAACTAAAGTAATGAAGCCTTCTTTTACATAAATACCACTATTTCCAAATAATGGACCAATTATCTTTTTTGCAGAAGTAGTTTTTGGATCTATTTTTATCCACATTTCAAGAGTATAAATTTTATTTCTACCAGCATCGTTAAGCATTCCTTTACCTGGGAATATAAAAGATGGAAATGTTGAAGAATTGTATGAATATATTTTTGTACAACTATCTGATCCATAAATTATTGGCATACCGTCATTTTTTGCCATTAAAAAATTATTATTTACAATATAATAACCATTGTCAAAAGATGTTCCATATTGATCTGCTACCATTCCAGATAGGTCTGAAAAATCTGCCCCTACAGAATCTGGCAAAGAAATTACTGCATTGCTGCCAAGATTTTCATAGCAGGATGTTTCTGACTCTTGACCAACAGATAATCCATTTAAAATTACATAACCGTTAGAACCCGCTCCAAAGGTGCTAAGAAAATCAACTTTTATAATAAGTTTTAAACTTCCATTCCAGTTTTCTGGAAGAGCGTAGGTATGATTAAAATTTAACCAAGAACTTGTTTCTGGAGGTGGTATTTCGTCAGAAAGAACTTCTTGAAGTTGGTTGTTGTCATCAAGATAACTATATCCAACTTTAAACCAATTTATAAAAGTTGCTTCTTGATAGAGCCAAAAATTTACACAAAATGTTGGAATTTTACTACTAATATCATTTAATCCAAAAATAACTGGCGACACCGCTGTGATTGTGCCCGCATCAGTATTTGTTTTAGTTATTGAAGAATAAACATCAGATTCTATTGGCAAGATACTACTTGGAAGAGGATATGGAGTGTCATCTGCTACACAATCTGCAAGAGTCCAATTACTAAATTTTCTATCTTCATCATCTATTAGTGAAATATAATATACTGAATCATCCATGCTCCACATGGCAATTGGATGTTCTGCAAATACCTTCTCAGCATATTTGTTTCCCGAAATGCTCATATATACCATTATAGCAAGGTGGGTAGCCTCAACCACTACCCCGCCCAAGCCATCCGACCTATTAAGCAGTTTTAACAATATCTACAACTTCACAAGCGCCTGCAACGCAAGCAAGATCTTGTGTTCCAGTAGTTGTATCTTCTAGTTCATAAAGAGGCAAGGATTGCCAAGGAATATTTTTTGGCATTTTTGCAAATGCCTCTTCATGCTCTTCCTTGGTAATTTCTTGATATGGTGCTTGCTTGTATGAATGCTCAGATGCTGGAAGGAAAGATATTCCACCAATGGCATCAAAATTCTTATATACCCAAGCACCAACTTCTAGCCATTCATCTTCTGCAATATTAACAGTTACAGAGGGATTGTGTTCTGTCCAAAATTCACGATATGTCTTCCACATTTCTAGATGATCAATAGCAGACAAATCCTTTGTTACTGTTGCTCCATCTGGAGACTTTATTGGAAAATAAAATACAGTGGTTGAATCTGGTTTCATAACATCTGGTTCATTAGGAATATTAAAATCCTTAAGGAATTCTGTTAATGGATCTTTATTATCTGCTCTTACTGAACGAATATAATATTCTGAATACCAAGGATGGATTCCACTTGATACCCCCGTCAACTGAGAAACAGTGCCAGAAGGCTTTACTGTTGTTACAGCAGTAGATTGCTGAATACCAAGTTTTTCTGCCTCAGCAGCATTTGTATCAACAGCAACCTGACGTAGGTTTGTCAAAATTTGTGGTAAAGCAGAATGATTTGTTCCAGTAATAGGATTACCAAAAATACCAGTAAGGGAAACGCCAAGAAGTCTTTCTTCTTCGCTATTATCTTTCCAAATCTTTCTAATGTACTTAAAGTTTGTAAGTGTCGATTGCCATGTACCAAGAATGGATGCTAGACGAATCTTTTCCGCAAGTGTATCCTCTGTATCCTGTGCATCAATAACGACTTCAGTTAGATTGCAAAACTGATTGGGGCGGAGAAGGATTTCGCCACAAGGGTTAGTGCCTGCAACCTTGGAAGAGTCACGCCTTCCGAACTTGTCAATATGCTTTCTAACGGAATCCATGTTATAGATCCCACGTTCTCCTGACTTTGACTCATAGAGATTTCTCCATTCTCTAAGGAACTGTGCTGTGTTTGGCTTCATGTTGTATACCGCTGAGTTATTGGCAAGAGCACGCTGTCCTTCTGTCTCCCACCACTGTCCTGACTTAGCCTTAGCCATTTCAAAATCATCAAGGTTTGAAAGAGAGATGAGGGCGGAACGACGAACACCACCAACAACAACTACCTCACCAATCTTACACATAATGTCGTGTGCCTCAATTGGCTTTAGTCTGCGACCAGCAGCAATCTTAAATTGCTCAACTGTAAACTTAAATAGATCACTTAGTGGCTTAGGGCCAGACGCACGACCACCAAAAGTCTTTAGTCTTGCTCCTGCTGGACGAACCTTTGACATGTCCCAGTTTGGAATCTGTCCCATAACCAAAAGACCAATGAGTTCCTTATATGCCTTTGCCCATCCCAACTTGCTATCCTCAACAATAACAGTAGTGTTAGTTGGAAAGAATTCGTCTGCAATAACTGGCAACTGAGCAACATACTTTTGCTCAACAGAGAATCCTACTCCAGTTCCATTCATTAGAATATACATAGCCTCATCAAAGGATCTCAGGCTATCTACGGCGATAAAAGAACAATTGTATGCTGCAATGTTGTCTCTTTCTAATGCTGGCCCAGCAGTCATCATGGCACGCATAGAAGGCATAACTTTATGATTAAGAATTGCATCTCTTACCTGTGCAAACTTAATATCATTTTCATCATAATTAAAATTATTTACAAGGTGATTCTTCATAAATGTCATATAACGATCCACAGTTTCTACCCATGTTTCCCTCCTGTTCTTATCTTCCATCCAGCGGGAGTATCTTGAAACATGAATAAAGTTGCGGTATGGATCTGAAATAGACCCATTTTCGTCAATAAATGACATATGAACACCTTCCATTTTGAATTGTAGTAAAGCACTATTGTAGCAACTTCTTTTAAAATCCGCAATGCGGTATGAGGGAAGTATTAAAAAATATTATAGTGATAACTATAACAATTTAATTACCATTTACCTTCTGGGCATACTGCCCTAGAGAGGGTGGTTTTTAATTTCATTACGCATCCACAGGAAGTACAAACTCCAAGTTTTAATCTTGGGCAGGAATTGCATATACTCATACGACTATTCCTTAACTCTTCTGAAGCATGTTCTTCTTTAGGATTTAGTAGATCCCAAGGTCTGACAATTTTTGGCTTTAATGGACTTTTTGCCTTTATAACTTCTATTGTTCCTGATTCATCTAGCATCGTATGACCATCAATATGAACAAGTTTTATCTCATACTTTGTTTTTCCTAATGGAAGTATATTAGAGTCAGAAATATTTACTTCTGCCGTCATTAAATCCGAATCATTCTTTTTTATTAATGCAACATTCTTGCCTAATACTAAATTTTCTACTGTATTATCTGGTTTTATTAGATTCGCATGGGAAGTAGAAAAATCTAAAGTAATTCCTCCACTTTCTGTACGACACAAATCTTTTACTTTCCAAATAATTTCAATAGAATTTCCTTGTTCAACAATATATTTTTTCATAATATTTTATACCATTCTGTTCCTGAATCTGTATATCCTTGAGATAGTGGTGTTTGATTTGCTGTATAGTATGGGGCTGTAGTTCTTGTTGTTCCGTGACATTGCCAGCCTTCACATGCGCCAACCTCTGGATGATAAGTTCCACAGTAACAGTAATATGAACCATCTGGATGTAAGGGTGGGCCACAGTTATCATAAGACTCGTAGCCATCACAATAACTAGTTCCAGGATGATATACATCATTTACATATGCTTTTCTTTCTATATAGGTTCCTATGCTTAAAAATCCTTTTGCAGTTTTTGCATATACATATGTGTATGAATTAACATCTGGAAGAATAACTTTATTGGAAGAAAAATATGCTATAGAATTAGAAAGAGAATAAATATATAAATTATTATATGAATTAATAGTAAATTGACCATTTCCTGCATAGGAAAGTGAAGGTTTATCTGCGGGAATTCTTCCAGCAGCAGCACTTATAGTAGCAGCAACAAAAGACATTTACCCTCCTTTCTAAAATATTATAAAATTTATTCGACAGTATCGCCAAAAACAATCCAAAAATCTATATCTCTTTTTATTATTGTAGCCACTGACCATTGATCTTTTAATTTTAATCCTGGCGTTCCTACCACAGTGGTACTCATTGCATTTTCTGCCTGAATAGTTGTTTGTCCAAGACCTAATTGAGTAATCATAATTTTTGTTCCAATTGGAAATTCTACTGAGGAATTTGCAGGAATTTTCAAAGTATTTGCTGAACCCGAAGCCATTTCAATCATTTTTGAAGAATCTGAAAGAACAAGCGTATAGGAAGAACTTAAAGAATTATTTATTGATATATTTAATGGAGAATAAACAGAAGACAAATTATTTATAACTGTAGAAAGACCATTGATATCAGAGTCAGAAATTTGTTCCCAAGAAGCAGTAACACCATCTGTTTTTAAAAATTTACCAACATTTCCACTTACAGATGGAATAACACTATTTACTGCTGTAGAAACAAAAGCAGTTGTTGCTAACTTTGTAGAAGAATCTCCAAGACTTTGTGTTATGGCAGTAGGGTTTCCAGTTAATGCTGGAGATGCTAATGGAGCATATGTTGAGAATGCATCTGCGCTTTTAATATACCCCTGATTAATGACAAATGCTGTCGTAGCAAGTTGTGTTGTTGAAGTATCAACTACTGCTGTTGGTGCCAAGGGTGTTCCAGTAAAAGTAGGAGATGCTAAATTTGATTTTAACAATAATTTTTCTTCTACCTTTTCTGCCAATAGTTGCATGTCTCCAGCAACATCTACAGCATCTGTCTGTAAAGGATATGGTAATTGATAAGAATATGTTTCTCCACTAGCAGCCATAATAAAATTATACCATCAGGCTACTAGATCTCCAGCAACTACCCATAAATTTGTACCCCTTTTTATAAGAGTTGCCATTGCCCATAATGTTCTAGTTTTTCTTCCAGGAGTAGCATCGGGGGTGAATCCGTTTCCAGCAATTGTTATTTGTCCAGAACCTGTCTGAAGGACTACAATATATGTCCCTACTGGAAAATTTACTGAAGCGTCTGCGGGTATTGTCAATGTTGTTGCTGATGCTGAATTTATCTCAATCATCTTACTTTGATCAGATAAAACTAAAGTATAAGATGCTGTCCTAGCATTTGTTCCTATTGTTGTTATTGGAGTTGTTAAAGTTTTATCTGTCAATGTTTGTGCTCCAGAGACTGTTACAACGTCTACCATTGAAGAGCCATTATAAGAAGACAACTTGCCAGTACTATCTACCTTGGCTACCGTGGCAGCATTTGTCTTCCATTGTTGTAAATCAGCAGTCTGTCCACTTGCACCTTGAATAGCCAACGGAATTACCGAGATTCCAGTAGGAGTGATCAAGTTTCTTGTTGAAGCGGTATCGTTAGAAGATGGCCCCATTTTTATATATGAAGAACTATTAGTGCCGCCAGGAGTAGATGAGGTTCCCACTACTGTCTCAATATATGCTAATCTTGATTGAACTGGAAAAGGTGTAGGAGATATGTTTTCATATCCTATGCTAGTTATAACTCCACTTATTTTATTATCTATCTGAAGCAATCTATTCTCTATGCTATTTGTAGCAACAGAACCATTTGTTCCACCCATGTGGTAGTACTGAAATGCCTCATAGATGCTTGCATTGTCTGCAAGCACTGGCACAGTTACCTTATAGTTGGTTCCTAGTTCATTGGGCATTATTGTCTCCTATTCAATTATATCACTGTGTTTACTGTTGCAACTATTTTTCTTTTTTCCATTCAGCATACATTTTTGCTTGTTTTTTTTCTACTTCTTCTTTTTCTTTCTTCCATTCTGCTTTGCGCTCTTCGGAATATTCTGCTTCAGCATAATCCCAAAAAGACCCTAGGGTATATCTTGTTCCACTTGTAACTTCTTTTACCGCATGAATATTTTCTATACCGCCTGGAAATGTTATTAGCATTCCTTCGTCTGGAGATATACAGATATCATGATCTCTAAAATCTAATTGTCCACCACTATAATCACTATTTAAATAAAGTAAACAAACAAATTTGCTTACTTCCCAAGCACTTGGATTTCCATCCATATCAGAGTTGTCTGAATGAAAATTTGCATAAGCCCCCTTTTCCCATTTTTGTGCATGAGTAGAAACTCTTTTAACTTTTCTACTATGAGCCTCTTCTGCTGCAAACTGCATTTTTTCTGCTACATCTTTTAAATAAAATCTTGATAAACCAAATTTTTCTAAATCTTCATCATCCTCAACCATATTCATTCCATATGATTCATAAAATGCTACGAGGCTCCACTCTGTTTTATTTTTGTAATATTGAACTAATTTTTTACAATCTTGTTGAGGGATAAAGTTATTAAAATAAATTATATCTTCTTTAAAAAATCCTTTTTGTGCATCAGATAGCATTTTTATTTCCATGTTCTAATATAGTCCAAAAAAATGGACAAGTATACCTAATGCCTGAAGTTACTTCTGTTACACCGTGTATATAATTCATGTCTCCTGGAAAAAAATATGCTGCTCTTGATTTTGGTTTAAATTTAATATTTTGTTTTGGAAAATAAAGTTCTCCACCCTCATAATCGTCATTTAAATAAAATAGACTTGCTATATCATAATATGGAAAATCATTTGGTTTTCCAGCATCTGGTCCTTCATGAAGTTCTTTATCTGCATGAGGATTTTGAAAATATCCTGGAAGCCATCTAACAATTGTTGGAGAAGTGGGTCGTGCATCAACATTGAAAAAATTGTCAACATTTACCTTTAATCTACCCATCATTGTCTTTATTATTTTTGAAATTTCTGGATCTTGCTTATTCAATGTTTCTTCTGTAGCAACTCTATTTTCCCAAAATGAAGCGTCATAGATACAGGTGCCGTTTTCATTATAATGACTTTCCGTTACATCCCACAAAGTTATTTGACGAGCAAAGGGTAAAAGAATAGAATGCTCTTCTTCAGTCATAAAATTTTCTAATTCAACGATATTTTCTGATGAATTACCAAAAAATCCAGACGGAGTAATAGAAATATTCATTGTTAAATTATATCTCAACTATAACTTCTTTTTTCCCAGACTTCATTTTTATATACCCCGCCGTCTGGCACACGATACTTTTTCATATTTTCCATATTTTTTTGATAAAGTTTATTTGGATCTTCAATAACTATATCTGAATTCCAACTTTCTCTTTTAAAAGGAAATACTTGGGAGTAGACTGTTCCAGCCTTGATGATTCCAGTCCAACCCAGTTTAATAAAAAATGGCATTGTACCAGGCATATTAACCTTATCATTATCTACTATTCCACTTGTCGATAAAAATGGAAGTTCGAATCTGTTCATTGGATGAGTATACAAAACGCTATATCCTTTTGGAACTTCTACTGCCCAGTCCATCCACCAAGCAAAATGCTCTTTATGATACCCCTGTGGATGTTCAAATTGTGGCATAGGATCTCTTGGTCCACAAAAATCTTGGTATTGGGGATCTAATACTTTTACCAATATCTTTTCATCTTTTATATAAAATTCAATATCACAAGGAGTTCTTAGAGCGTAACCGCTTGCCATAACATCAAAAATTGCTGGGCAGGCTTTCCATGTAGGAACTTTTCCACCATCTTGTGGATTTATCCAAGGTTCATTGGTATAGGGATTTATAGCAAAACGATCTGCCTTTCTAAACCATTCAGGAATAGTTTTTGATATCGGTTGTGGACACGAATCACTTTCTTTATTTAGCCAAGATCTATTTGATATGAATTTTATATTACTCATATTAGTCCATTCTGTTTGTTTTTAATTTAATATTTTTTACTTCATGAGAACCTTGTGAACTTCCGTCATATTTTATTGCATTTCTATAAAAATTAGAAAATTTACCATTTACAGATATTTCTTGTATTTTTTGTCCGTTTAACAATATTTCTTCATAATGACTATTTGGAAGTTCATCATAAAAAATATTCATTTCATAGTTTTGCAATGAAGATAAAGATAAAGGAAGTATTGATGCAACAGGGGTCTTTGCTGGTATGCATATCTCTACATTTGGAACTAATATTCTCCAAGCCAGCGGGAGTGGCGGCTTATAAAAAGAAGTACTTATTATTGATGTATAGCATTGTGCATAGGCATTGAAATCGTTTGGCACTGGAATTGTTAGCATTGAAACATCAACATCTGAAAAAAATGTCAAGCCAGTATTAAAACTTAATGTAGCATTTCCTCTTGAGGAATTACAGTATTTTAATCCTTTTAGAATTTTTATATGATTAGAACTGTTATCAGTAATTCCATCCCAAATAAAAATTATGTCTTGTGGAAAAGATATGCCCCATCCCAAAGTATTTGATAGACTAACAGGGAAACAGTGATATGCATGTTTTTCTGAAGTTTCATCCATCCAATTTCTTTTTATAGAAAGTTGTTCTATATTTGCATATCCTTTTTTACAATGAACTTTGATTTCAGGCACTATGATCCTGTTTCTATATGCTGTCCATGATATTTATCTGAATAGTCTAACATTGTTACCATAGAATACTTTTTACCGTCAAAAACAGGACATGCTCTATGAGGATACATAAAGTTTGATGGGAAAATATATGTATCTCCAGCAACGGGTTTAATTTTTATACCTTGCAATGGGAACTCAAGTTCTCCACCATCGTAATTATCATTGGGATAAGACACTAGTGATACTGTACAGTTATAAGAAAATCCGTGATCAGTGTGTGCTTCAAAGTGTTGACCTTTTCCATACTTAACAAAATTTGTTGATTCCCAATATCTCATTTCGCCAACATTGAACCTTTTACAATAATGTTTCACTACTTGTAATTGAGCATTATATGTTTTTTGATACATACTGTCTAATTCTTTAATTGAATCAGTTATAGGTAACATACCGCTTTTATACTTAAAGTCATAACAGTCTCTATATTCTGGCATATATTCCATATACCCCACCATAGCCTTTTGCCAATCAATAAATGAATTATTGCTTATTGTTTTTTCTAAAGTATCTATGACCTTCATATTTTTAGCAATAACATCTCTATAAACAAAAATTCCATCATGAAGTTCTTCAAAATCTGACCAAGAAGGCAACATTGATGCATACCAATTTGCTAATCTATCGTGATGTGATTCCATTTTTACCATTTCCCTAGTGGACAACTAGCGTTTATAAGTTTTGTTTTTAAATTCATGAAGCATAAACATGCTTTACACTGATTTGTTATTGGTATTAATTGATCGCAAGAATAACATTCTGATATTCTTTTATCAGAAATTTCTTTATCAATATAATTTTTACTTTTAAATAAGTCAAAAGGAGTTACCTTTTTTGAAGATTCCATTTAAAATTCCTTTCAAATATAATTATTTTCAATAGTTATTGAAGCATCACTCAGCATTGCTGCAAAGAATCCTTCCATATTTGTATTACAATATCTATCTGCCACAAAAGTTGCAACAACCTTGTCATCAATTATTGCAATTAATGACTCAACCTTTAAATTTTTTAATTCTTCGGCAGTATAAAAAGATTCTTCATTATCCCCTTGAACAAATTCTTCATTAATATATTTCATGCCGATTGTTGGAATTTTTGAACAATCTTCAACATATACTATTTTTGCTCCATTAAGCATAGGATTAAAAATATCTGTTATTGGATTTGGCATTATTAAAAGTCTAGAGACAACTTCATTGTCTATATAGGCATTAATACTCATTAATTTTGATTCATCTATAACATCATTATTTTGCATTTGTCAATAACTCCTTTTTAAATTAACAACAACCGCCGACTGGGGCACAGTAAATTGGGAAACCTGAACAAGCATAGCATTGACCACAGACGAAAGACGGTGGAAAGTCTGGTGGAAAGAATGGAGGGAAATAAGGACCAAAGTCTGGTGGAAAGAATGGAGGGAAGAATGGAGGAAAGAATGGAGGGAAAAACGGTGGAGCATAATTATAATAAGTGTAGTTAACAGAAGATCCTGGATCTGCTGCTGCATTTGCCGATGGATTAGTAGATATTATTTGTTGATCTAAAGATGCATTTGTAGTATCTGATGCTGTTTGTGTTCCTACAACAAGACCTCTTGCCACAATTGAAGAATTAGCATTTGTTCTTGTTTGACCAATAACATTGGGAACAATTGCTAAGAATCTTTTCCATGTACCGTCTGCTGCTTTTACAAAGGCATCATAGATACTTTGCCAAGTACCGTCGCTTTTACGCACAGAAATACCAGTGATGGGGTTATTTCCACCACTGCTATTTTTAATTGAACTTGGCATACCATTTCCTTAATATTTTAACCAAATGTCGCCTTCACTGCCTGTACCAGGATCTGTGGTGCTTACATAGATATTTCTTACTCTATAAGACGCCAATGTTTGTACTCCAGTAAGAGTGATAGATGTTGCGCTAGATATTGTACCACCAGAAATTGATGGAGATGTTGCCAAAACTACTGATCCTGATCCAGTAGAAGTTGTAGATCCCGTTCCTCCATTTGCTACTGGAAGAGTTCCTGAAATATGTGTTGTTAGGCCAATCTTGCCCCATGATGGTGCAGTTCCAACTCCTCCAGAAATTAATGCATTTCCAGTAGCAACGTCTGCAAGTTTAGACAATGCGCTAGAACCAGAGGCATACAAAATATCTCCGATGGCATAGGAAGATTGTCCAGTGCCTCCTTTTGCAGCAGTAACGGTTCCAGTAAGATTAGCAGCATCATTATAGTATGATCCATCTTGTCCATCAAGTTTGTCAGCATTAAGATTAGTAACAACTGTGGTTGATGTTACCTCAAGTGCCCCAATTTTTAATGTGTCATAGGTAACTCCAGTAAAATCAATAACATTTGAAACTGGTTCAGAAGCACCAGAAACTAATTTCCATTTTCCTGAATCTGAAGCATCACGAATAAGGCCAGAATGATAATGACCAGGATTTGAATCTCCATAAGCACCATAGATACCAATATCAATTGAGTCTGAATCAAATTGAGAATCTGCCAAATAAATTAAAGAATCTGTTACAGATAGATTAGTTGTTGATATTGTTGTTCCCGTACCAGTCAAAACAACATCTGTTGCAGTTAATGTACCAACAATAGTAAGATTGCCATTTTTTGTTTGACTTGTTGAAGATGTATTTATAGCATCAGTAATCCCATAACCAGATACGGTAGTGGGAGTAGAAGAAATTTTACTCCAAGCCAAGCCAGTTATCCAAGATGGATTAGAGTATGAGCCGCTTGTATATACCCCATCTGTAACTGTTCCAGCATTTCCATCAATAGAAATACCTGTTAGCGATTGTGAAGATGATGCTCTATTAAGTGCAATTGATGTTGTTCCTACATAAAGATTTGAATTTCCAAGAACAGTGCTTGGTAGCGTTCCTGTTAGATTTCCTGCGGTAGTATAATAATCTCCACTTTGACCATCTAGTAAATCAGTATTAAGATTGTCTACTTTTGTTGTTGAAGACACGACAAAAGGAGAAGATCCTGTAGCAACAGTAGAAGTGAGTTGTCCACTAAGTCTTATTGTTCCAACAACATCTAACTTTGCCGCAGGGGATGGTGTTCCAATGCCAACATCACCATTTCCTTTAACAATAAAAGGAGTAGAATCTGGATCTGTGCTGTCCTGAACCTTGAA